AATATAGCTGAGTACGGTGAGTCTTCAAATGTATCTTTATCAGTTTTTACGTTAGTTGTAAGTAATAAGTTATCATCACCGAAATGTAAATATGTATTTAAATCTCGTTTATTACTTATATTATATGTTATATTTACATTGGTAAACGTACTGAATGCTGATAGATTTTCTTCTTGAATTTGAGTAGTAAGGCTCTCTTTTAATTCGTTCCAAGAAGTTCCTAAATTAATCTCATCATTTTTTATATCAACGATTGTAGAGACAAAAGGTATATAGATTGCTTTTTTATCTGGTGAATTTATACTGAATGTGTATGTTTCTATACCCACGGATACCATATTAGGGTCATTATCACCACCTTGTTTTCTTTGAACTTGTGGGTCAACTGTTATCGTATACCCACCACTGTTCTCTGCAGTTTCTTGTAGAAAGTTATTTAGTGTAAATACAACTTGCGCACCTTGACCACTTTCAACATTAAGTGTACTACCATCTGGTTTAGTTACAGTCCATTTCCAATTCTCCGCGGGCGTATCAGTTATAAAAGAAATGGCGGTATCAAATTTACCCTTTTTTCTTTGGTCTAATCCACTTATTAATTTTATCATTTTATGTCTTTACGCTAAATATTGGCTACACGAATACAAGTTGGTATATGTATTGTACTGGGTTGTCCGTCTTTAGGTTCAATAGTTAATTTAACACCAATGTTCACATCCTTACTATGTGTACGTATGGTTACTTGACTACCCGTTGAAGAGTCTTGAGTAACTTTTAATTGTGAAGATACTGCGGCGAGAGGTTCTATAAATTCAACATCACCATCAGAAGAGGCACTGTAAGGTTTTAGTTTACTCCAACCACCACCCGTCTGCCAATCCCAACCTGTTAACTCCCACGTATATTTAGTGGGTACATTAGGTTTACTTGAAATACTTTTTAATGTTATAGTATGTGGATTCTCCTCACCCAGCCATTTATAACGTGGATAACTAACTTTACTATAATAAAGTTTTTGAATGTCTTTTAAATTTTTAGCTGCATTATTTTCAGGATAATCAATTATAGAGGTATCGACTGGGAGTGAGTTATCGTCTATACCTTTAAATATCTCAAACAATTTAGTAAAGTGTCTATCACCCGAATTATAAGTAGCATTACTATCATTTGAAATAAAGAATTGGGCTTGTATTAATGTTGATTCTAATTCTTCAGTAGCATCTGAAGCTTGAGCTCCATCTGTAGCTTGTGGTAGTGGTAAATATTCTTTTATGAAAGCATTATTAATTGATATATAACCACCTATCATTTGTTTTGACAATTGAGAAGCTGGTCCATTTGCTAATTTCATTGTTTTACTATCACCTTTTAACACCGTGCTATCAGCTTGAAGCGCGACAGAACTTCCTTGAGTAAGTTTTATTTTCTTTGTTGTTAACTGTGATTCAAAAAAACTATTATTATATTGAGCATCGTTAATAGATTGAGGAGCAAGTCTAACTTCTTTTCTTGAAGGTGATATTTGGTGTACAAAATATTTATATTCTTTTAAAAACAATAATTCAGAAGAATCTGTATGTGTTGTACCTGTCATAATTTTTCCGTTAGTCATTACGTGATAATTATTTCCTCTAAATATACTACCATCAGATTTTACTAATACTGTTTCATATGAACCAGCTGTTTTTCTAAGAAAGTTATATTTTATAACATACTTTCCCCTATCATATCCCATTTTTCTTAAAATAGTACCAGTGTTTAATTTAACTCCTAATTCAGGTGTGTATGAATAATCACTTACATCAACAACTCCACTTTCTAATAGGTTTTCATTTGTATCATATATTAAAACTTCGATATAATCATTTGAGTTTGTAGTAAACTCTCCCCCGTAATAAGCATTTGCCATTGTAGACAAGTCTACTGTTTGTCCAGTTTGTAAAAGTTCTAAATCTTTTTCATTTAATCTACTCATTATCCTACAGGTTCTCCTTCAGGTATACTTGATAGTTGAGCATCAGTTAATGTTACTAATGTGTCTAACGCATATCCTCTACCGTAATATATTGCAAGGTCAATAAATTTCCTTTTCTGGTTATTTTCAATTAACCATCTATCATAATTTTCTGGGTCTTCATCTGTAATTACACTACCATTTTCCGCTCCACCCGGTAATTCGGTTGCAAATCTGTCTGTTGCTAATTCAGATATACTTCTATCAACTATTTTTTCTAAAGAGTTACTTCTAATATATCTTGGATACGAGTGTATATTTAATGTCTTAGTCAATTCTTGTTGGTTTTTTGTTAAATAGTTGTAATATAACGAACTATTAGTTAATTCTACATCTTCTATACCATTTGAAGATATAATATCCTCAAAAGAATATAAAACACCATTTCTTCTAAAACCTATTGATGCAAATTCTTGTAAATCTTCTAAATAGTTAGTTCGGAGTTTAGATACAAACTCATTATAAAAGTCTACATTTTCTAATTCTGTAGTTGTGTAAGGCATTATAGACTTACCTTAAACGTAAATCCCTCATCATAATATTGGTCTAACTCATCCGATGTACCTTCATCAGTTACTACTCTATATTGTAAAGTGTAATATCTTTCTGGTTGATATCCGTTTAAATCTAAGTTAAAATAATTACCAGTTGAATCACAGCTCATTTTAGAACCCGTACCGAATGATACGATAACATCATCTGTTTCAGCATCAGTAATTGAATAGTATGCAGAACCACTTGGTAAATATTTTATTGTTAAACCGGCTGGTGTAGTTGAATACGTTTTTGATGGAAATCTTTCTCTACCGACAACTCTAAATTTAATTCTTGAATTTTCTTTATACTCCGGTCTTAGGCCTTTCATATAAATTACACTATCTTCTAAATTAGTAGATGTCATTGCGTCTAAAGAACCAGTAGACCATGCCGAATCATCCCATACAGCCTCTAACGTTGGTGGATATATTGTGTGAGTATTTGATGAAAAGAATGAGAAACTACCTAAACGGTCTGTATTACCTTCTGATGCTGATGGGTGATTATTCCCAACACTACCACTTCGTTTAACTAAAAACCCGTCATTAACAATCGTACCGTTTAACCACGCATTCACAGTACCAGTAACATCTATCTTTAAATCTTGTGATTTATAATTGAGAGACGCGGATGCTGCTGGTGCCACACTCGAACTGTACCACATACCACCGGCTCCATCTTCAGCACCACTACCACTCGACCACAATTCACCGTTAGTATCACTATATCTATATTTCCAACTACAACCATCAGCTGTTTGTGGATTATCATAAGAACGACCTGTTCCCATATCCCAAGAACCACTGACTGGATATGCGTATAAACTCTGTGATGTTGCTAATGCTTTTGGATTAGCATCATATAGATTTAAATAATACTTCGCTGCTCTACTACCTGAGTGTGGTATCAATCCAGAAGCTGAAGCTTCCTGAAAGTATGTTGTATCAAATTTCATTAAGATTCGAGAAACATCTACACTTGCTCCGGTATCGCTAACATTTTTTCTAATCTCTAATATTTCATCCATACCAGAGTTTACACTTGAACTAGCTTCAAAAATTGTTGTATCTTTTTCAGGAAATATAAAATAATGCATTAACTTACTCCACTATACCTAAATTATCACCGACAACTTTACCCTTGATGTCTGCGTTAGGATATTTAATTTCAAAAATACTTGGGTCTAATGCTGGGTATAAAACACCGTCAATTAAACTGTTCTTTATATCATAAAAATTTCCAGAATACCCTTCACCCGCTTTATATTTATTTTCAACCTGTATTACTGTATCAGAATTGATTGGTGGGACGACTGATGCTACACCATCTACTAATGAAAGTTCATATGCTATATCTGATAAAACAATAGGTTGTCCGATTTGCCATCTATCAATGTCAAAGAAATCTTTAATAGATGCTACACATCTAAGTAAGACCTCGTTCTTTGCAAATTCTGACTTTGTTAATATTGCAAAGTTAATAGCTATGTTAATAACATATGCATCTTTAATATTAACAGCGTCAGTTACAAGTCTGTATTGTGATAGGTAAGTTTTTAAATTTTCTTTTACAGTTTGGTTTAATTGTGTTAGTTTTTTATTTGAATCGTAACCTAACGTATACATATTCATAGCTAACGGATTAGGTATTCTAACTTGTAATGATTTTATTGTTCTTTTATCATCAACATCAGCTTGTGTTACTATTCTTTCTAACTCATCAGTACCGGTTGACTTATTTAATTGGTCATCTTGTACCAAATGAGCTTTTGCGATATTACCATATTTTGCTGGAAGAGAATATGTTCTAACAATATAATCTTCTTTTGTTACAGCGCGCTGTTGTGCTTGAAAATATGATAATGCGTTTTCTCTAACTTCTCTAATTGATTCACCGGCTGAACCACCGGTAGCTGGTTTTGAATTAATAAATGATACTGAGTCTTTTGATTCTTGAACTGCTGTTGTAGATAATAAAGTTTCTTGTATCTCATATGAAATACTTGATATTGAAGTTACATCATTAGCGTTAACGTTATCACTAATACCACCACCGTATGCATATTTTATAGTAAGTGTTGTAGCGGAAGGAGCTAATCCAAATGATTTAGTTTTTAAAAAATTACTTGGGTCAAACGCTGTAGTTAAATACGTTGGACTACCTGGTAACGTTGAACCTACCATTGATGGATTTGGAATAATTTCTTCATCTGCGTTATCAGAGATGCCGGCTCCGAATCTAAGAATTGATGAATCGTTTTGGTCAATATATCGTGTAAATCTACGGGAAGTTTTATTTAACTTTAAAATGTAAGGTGAGGTTTCTCTATTAATTACTGATGTAGCGTCATTAGTTGCGTTGTTTTCTATATCAGTAAATACTGTATCTCTTGCTAATGAATCTACTTCATACCAATTATTACCATCACTATCTATTGTCGAAATAATCTCTATTACTTTTGGATTTGATAATTTTATATGAGCGTATTTTTCTGCCGCTCCGAATGAAAAAGTTTCTGATACTATATTTCCACTCTCAGCCTTTACTTTCTTTTTTAACAAATACTTTGTTGGTATATCATCTTCACTTTCAAATATTGCAATATTACGTGGGTCATATGAACTTGAGAACTTAAAGTTTACATCATCTATTGTCCTAAATGTTGTACCTGTGCTTGTCGAGATGACCTGTGTACCCGCTTTTACATTGAGAGCGTATCTTTCATCAGGCTTTTCGTTCAGTGCCGGGACGGTCTGGAATACGTCTAATACAACTGAAGACGGTGATGTAACATTTGGTTTATATCCGAATGACTGAGCTATATTATAAACATTTCTTTTCTCTTCAGCATAAGCAAGAAGTGATTCTCTAAATTGTGAATCAATGTAATAAGAAAGAACATCACCAACATACGCCGCCATTTCAATAAACATCATACCGGGTGATGATTCATTAAAATCGTTATATGTGTTCGGAAAATATACTTTAGCAAACTCAATTAAATTATCTCTAAAGTCACTAAAGTCTTTATTAAGATAATTAACTTGTTTCACCATATTCTTTTTTGTACTTGTTCTTGCCATTTAATTACTCCTAAACTCGTTCCGCGGTATATCCTGTGTCTAAAGTTATTGATTCCATTGTTTGAGGATTTAGTGTAGTTGAATACCTTACTTCTACAAAAATTTTATTTTGGTCACCTTCATTTGTGAGTGTATTTACTTCTTGAATATTAATATAAGGTAACCACGTTGAAACTACTTGTTTTACCTCTTCTTCAATTCGAACTGGTAGTTCATCATTTATTTGTTCAAAACAAAATTCTCTTAATCTACTACCAAATTCAGGTTGTGCAACTCTTTCACCTACGTGAGTTAGTAATAAATTTTTTAAATTATGTTTTGCTTGTTCTAATGAATTTTTAGTTAGTGCGAAATCGTTAAACCTATCTTGTCTTATTGGAAAAGATAAACCTATATACGTATTCGGATTTAAATCATTTTCTAATGCACTTCCCATTATTTATCCTTCTTATTAATAACGTTCATTAAACTACTGTAATCTCGTGTTAAAGCATTTGTTATATATTCTGGTACTTGTTCTGAAGTAACGCCGGCTCTTTTGAATGTATCTATAGCAACCATATCTCGTTTAACTTCTTCAGGTTTACCATACCCCATAAGTTCACTCATACGTGAAGTATCAAACGCTTTACCACCTATTGTTGGGTATTCATCTTTTTGTGACTTTGACAATCCAGTTGTTTCATTTAAAAGTTTATTGATAGTACTGTTTTGTGTAAACTGTTTTTCTTGTTTTGGTTTTTGTTCTGAAGTTGATATCTCAGAAACCATGTTTTTTAACGTCGGTGAAGTATTCTCTTTAATAAATATCTTCTGAACTTCTTTTTGTACCTCTCTACGAACTACTTCTCGTATTATTTTTACAAGGTCTTTTTTAGTCATAATAACTCCTCTGTGTTCTTTTTTAAATTTTCCAATGATGGTGGTATGGTTACCTTGGGCACTTCAGGTATTTTAGGTATATCTATTTCAGGTATCTCAGGTATGTCGAATGGTAATTTAAAATCTGGGTCTGCAGTCATTACTTGAAAATTTAAAAATGACAAATTAAGTATTGAATCAGCCACAGTATTGATATCTTTAAGTAATTTAGCAGCGTCAGTAGCTACTTTAGGTAAAAGTCCAGAACCTACTGAAACTAATACAGATTGTATACCAGTTAGTATACCTAGTATACTGTTTTGAAATTCTAACATTTTTTGACCATTAACTGTCGGTAACATTGGTGCTCTTGGGTCACCCATTTTTATAGTTCCAACTTTTTTAGCATTTATAAAAACTTCATCACCTACTAAAAATAAATTTCTCTTTCCAGTAATAAATATATCATTTGATTTTATTTGAATTTTTTTACTATCATTATCAGTATCATCTATACCACCTTCTAAATATATAGATGAATCATCTTTATTTAAACTTTCTACTGTACCTCTAAGACCTGCAACTATTTTTATTAAAGGTTTATGTTTAGTTATTTTAATTTCTTCATTATCTGCATTTGTTTCAGTTTTCTTTACAATCCTTGAACCGAAGTGTATTGACTGTCCAAACCTACCTTCAAATAAAATACAACCTTCACTTATTTCAAGTGGTGTAACATCTTTTCTTTCGAATGTCTTACCGTATTTTGTATTTTGTACATAATCCCCACTAGCACCTGGTATAGAATTTTCATTAACAGAACCTTTACGATTTATAATACTTGTATAATAATGTTGTCCATTATATTCTGTAACTACTACGTGTTCACCAATTACAGGAACAGCAGTTATATTTGGTGTTAACGATTTAACTACACCACCCAGTATTTCTTGATTTGGATTATTTATAAAAGTTCCTCTAACACTACCTCGATTTCCAGGTTCATTTAATATAACTTCTGTAACTTCAAAAGCTTCTCCTTCAAAAAAATCATACTGTGATGAAGCTATTAATTTTTTTACCATCGAACCTATTCTTGAAAAAGTGGGTATACCCGTGTCATAAGATGTAGATGTATCTACTCTTCTTTTTCGTCTATAAGCCATTTAATTTACCTTTGTTACTGTTTCAATTTTATTATGTATCTTATCTGATTCTATTTGTATATCTTTTATGGTATCTTCCATTCCTGAAAGTAGTTGTGTTTTTTCTTCTTCTGATAACCCAAATTCATCTTCTGAACCAACTCTACCTTCTGCAGAAATAAGTCTTTGAACAACAGAAGCCATCTTAACAAGTTGGTCATCGTTCTTTACATTAATCTCTAAGTACTCTTTAATCATAGGTACCATCTGTACCGCGGAATCACCGTCTTTAATGAATTGAACAAGTTCTCGTGTTAAAACGTCAAGTTGTTTACGATTGTGTTGTGTATTGTCGTAAATGTCTTTAAATAATGATGATAGTGATTTACCATCAAAGATTTCATAATCTATAGCCATAGTTCACCTAAATGTTTTTATCTAATAATAAATATACAATAACCAAAAAACCTT